TCCTGATGTAATCAGGACAAAAAATCGGTTTATTTTAGGGCCAGAATTAGCCCTGAAAAATCTATATAATTTGGGGTTATTATGCCCTATTTCTCGCTCTCAATATATAGCTAAGAAATTAATTGGCCTGGGATTTCACGCGACAGGCGAATTAAGCAATTTGATTGGATAGAGGAGGTACGGGAGTTTCAAACCAACGACGGATTAGACCGTATCCTCTATGTTTTAGGTATACTTTGTTAAATTGATTAAATATACCATGAATACACGAAACCTAACCAAAACTATAGAGGTTCGCGGCCATACCTAGGCAAAGTCATCATAATGTATACCATGAATACACGAAACCTAACCAAAACTATAGAGGTTCGCGGCCATACCTAGGCAAAGTCATCATAATGTATACCATGAATACACGAAACCTAACCAAAACTATAGAGGTTCGCGGCCATACCTAGGCAAAGTCATCATAATGTATGCCATGAATCAAATAAAATATATTTATCATTATTGAATAATCATAAAAAAAATATTTTTAAGAATGAACAGAGTCTATGAGGGAGTTTATATAAAATAAAAAGTTTTTGTTTCGAGTTTTATAAATTGTGGTAGGGTGTAGTATATGGGTTTCGTTTTATTTCATGTCTATATGTATTTTTTATTCGGACTTGATATCTTCTTCGTCAAGCATTTTACGTAGTTTTTCCTCTATAGATATATCACCATCATCCTGAGATTCCTCAAACTCCGAGTTAGGCATATCAGGATCAAATATATCACCGTGGGTTTCACATAGTTCACATGTTTCCGTTGGTAATTCACCAGGTTTGTGATTGTGTAAGGGAACCTCTTTCTTCTTTTTCTTTAGAATCGGACGTTTCTTCTTTGGTTCTGTAGGTACAGGTAAACATTTTTGCTTTTCATGCATTTTGATGTGTAATGTACAATACGTTTCACCGGGTGTACATGGTTTTGTACACTTGTGTCCCTTTGCCGTCATTGCTGAACACTCGATTTTTGGTTCTTTAGGAACTTTACTCAGTTTCTTCGTGATTGGTTTCGGTTTTTCTAAGTGTTCAATCTTTTCACGTAAAAGTGTATTTGTTTCGATAACCGAATCCATCTTTTCACGAAGACATTTATTCTCTTCTTCGATTTTTGTAACCTTTTCAACAAGTGTTTGTAATAACTTATTGTTGGAAAGGACGCTGTTGTTTATTTTGTCGATGTGGTCATTCGAATCACGAATAAGACCGGTAAGAATATTTTCAATAGAATCCGACATTTTTACTTTACTATTAATATTAATTTTATTTCACTTAGGTTTTCTTTAACTTAAATTTTAATGTACGTTTTTCCTTCAAAATATCCCTTTTGAATAAGATCACTCGTGGTCGCGCTCATCTCTACGCAAACCATCGCGGAAACTCCGGATCAAGATGTATGAATAACGAATATTATTGACCACCGACACCGCCGCCGCTGGATGGACAACTATTTCTATTACATTGCAATGTAGTTGTAGTATTTGCAGCAGTAGCCTTAACACCGTTATTACACGCTTGTCGTGTAACTCTATCTGTATCAATTGTTTCATAAGCATAAGTGGAACCACAACTATATTCCCATCTGTTTTTGCATTGCTGTCGTTGATTATCTGGTATATTTTCGCGTATTTCCGGTGATGTTAAAGGTTTTATTTCCTCTTTACCCTTTTCATAATCACACTCTTTACCATTACCACGTTTTTCTTGTGTAATTTGATATCTACGTGTCAATTGACATGTATCATAATTCGTATTTTTTAATACCCAACCCCCTTCACAAATTTGGTCCAGCGCTTCCTGGAAAGTCCAAAAAGAATTATTATATACGGCTTTGGGTACAGTACTAGTTTGTGACGACATATCCACTAATACAAGATTATCGCTCGTGTCAGTACTTAGAAATTCAATACCTTGACCGTACCCCATATTCGTTCTTCTCAATTGTACTTTTATATTATTATCAGTCGTAGTACTTTTGTTGTAAAATGCTATATACATTCGGTTATCGAAGTCTCCTCTGGTGTGACAGTCGGCGTCACATCTATTTGTTCTCCCCGTTTTATTATTCCAATCACCTTTATTTAAATCGTGAAGAAGGTATTGACCATCTGAGTATTTTAAAAAGAATGTTTCGGCATCGTTGTTGTTACCAGGTTCAGCTGGTATCAAATAAATTAATTGACTACTGTGTAGCTTAACACCACTACCATTACTGACATCATACTTTACCTTTGTAATAGCCGCACTTATAAGAGTGTTTGCATCACTCGATACGACTGGTATATATGTTACAGATTGTGGAGTTGTCATGTCTAGTGTTGCCCCTAACTCGTCTTCACTAACGTTTATATGATGAGTATCAGTATCTGTTTGTTCCACACCGTCATATAATTTTATTGGGGTGTCATCATTCTTAATGACATGTATTTTAAATGTATTATCTCCTACAACAGAGTAAGTACCATTACTAAAAATTTTTACACTATTATCTCCAAAATCGGATGTATCTACTGTTTGAGTAGTAGTACTAGTAAAATTTTTAGTTAGATTTGCATCGGTGGGAAAACCATTATCACCTTTTACAAAATGTTCAATCTTAAACCCTTTTACAGCACCAGTAAAACCTATATTGTTTTTCCAAGTTATGGTAAACGTCACGTTTTGAGATAATGTTTTATATTCGATACCAGCGTATTCTATAGTATAACCAGAAATTTCACTTTCACTATTACTCTTACTCTTATCAGGGTTAAGTGTTCTTGTAAACTTTAAATCCGAAATTGAAAGTTCGTCTGTTTGGGCTGGGGGTGAGGGCGAGGGTGAAGTACGTTCTTTAAACTTTTTAACAACATAATAAATTAGAGCAATTATAATCAGTGTTACACATATAAAAAATATACTTTTCTTTCTATCCATTTAATAGTAGTAAACATTTTATTTTACAATATCTACGATTAAGTTCTTTCTTCTATGTATATATTTCTTTTGAAAAAATCGTTATTGTTTGTCTTACTACCTAATAAATCAAAATGGTCACCGAATAAATAATATTCTACGGCTGGATTACCAATTGTTTGTTTTATCATTATTACCTTATCATGACCTTTTTTGTTATCACTCTCTTTACTTTCTGATATATGAACTATCATGGGACTACTATTACTATTAGTATTAAATTCGAATTCGTTGCGACTGTTGCGAAACACTCCTTTAAGAAAAGAACCATTACCTTTTTCAAGTTTAAATGTGATACCAGTTAAATCATTTGGTACTAATCTTACATTTTCAAATACTGGTTTTTTCTCTCCATTTGATTCTTTTGTGTAATAGAAAAAATCGTAACGTTTATTTGATATAGATTTACCAATAGATTGACCTGCTGTATTATCCAATCTTGGTGTAAAAGTAGTCGTTACCGGATTTGCGATTTGAATTGTTGCAACTAAATCATCATCTGTAATAGTTTTTCCGTCTCCAGTATTGGATTGTCCATCGTATAAAGTTACATTGGGAGTTCCGGTAGGCATGACCGCTACTATTTTGAAAAAATTATTACCTACAAAAGAATAGGGTCCCGTGGCTTCGTCCGCCGCGGTTTCATCTTTGTTGAGACCAGATATGGATACAGTTGATTCTTCGAAATTCGAAGTGGCTGCGCCTGTGTTTCTTAAGACATTTTCAACACTATCTGTTGTTTTAACAATGTGATATACGTTGATTTGTAATACACCGGACTCTTTGAAACCAGACCCGTTCTTCCACGTTAGTGTAAAATTAACGTTTTTTGATAAACCAATAATATCTGATGCTGTATATGGCTCTATAGTATATGGCTCTATAGTATATGGCTCATTACCATCTGGTGAAAATGTTTGAGCGATTATAAGATCGGATATAGTGGGTAAAGTGGGACTGGGACCGGGACTGGGATCATTCGAAGTTTGGGGTTGTTCGTCTGGACTGGTGTTAAAGTATATTACGACAGCAATTATAACTACAACGAGTGTGAAAAGTACTCCTAATAAAAGTCCGGATGAAGTCTTCATTTATTAGTAGTATATATTTTTTTTTGATTATATGGTAACGCTATCGGTCGCCATTATTTTTTTTGGTGTTTTGTGTTTATATATAAAGTATATCTATTTTAAAAAAACTATTTTGTTTTATAGATACATACGTCTGAATAAGTTTTATTCATAATTTCATTTACCGATGGTTGTACGCCATTAATAATCATATTTCGAAGATACGTAGGTAAATCACCTAAAGAAGTACCTGGGTAATTTGCATTCAAAAATGCATTAATAATGTGATTTTCTTGGTTATCTCGATCTGATGCATTAAGAACAGTCGACGTACCTTTACCACAATCTGTACTTTGGTCACACTTATTAGTAGCTACATTCACAGAAGCGGGTGATATATATGGATTATTTAAAAAAATTTGATTAGGAACGCATGCACAGTCATTATTACAGGTTTGAGAGATGGAAGGGGGTGGGCATGCTGTACCACTTCCTATCGGTTCTTGTGTTATATTATATTTTTTTGTTTGTTCACCTTCGCCACACGTGGCCGAGCATGCAGACCAATTATTCTCATAGAAACCCTCACAGTCAACGTCAACGCCAACGGCAACGGCAACACTTTCATCCGCCGTATTCGTAGACGGATACGATCTACCACTTCCCCAAATGATTCGGACACCTCCTGCTCCACCGTCCGAACCAGAGAGATTTGTATCATCTTCAGGACCCCCAGCACCACCGCCATATAGTCCACCAATACCAGCTTTTCCACCACTTGAACCACCTGAACCACCACCACCTGGATTATTCGGAGTACCACGCAAACCATTTGTATCCCGTCCTTTAAGTCCTACACCACCGCCACCATTATTTTGTTCGTCTCTAATGCGTTGTCCACCACCACCACCACCGCCACCGGCAGCACCACTACTACCGTAGCCATAGTTTCCATGTCCACCACCACCACCGTTATCACCATATCCACCAGCGCCACCACCACCACCACCACCGTTATTGTTACGACCACGACCGCCATTTCCACCATTTCCACCACCCGACAATGTCACTCCACTACCGGCTATAGAAAACCGCCCTCCGTTTGCATTCACGTTTGTTCCATAAGCACCACCGCTACCACCATAAGCTATTAACATATCGGTTCCATCGTATGTTATTTTAGATTCACCCCCAGTTCCTGCTTTGTTGGTTGAGTTATTTACATTAGTACCAGCAGTGCCACCCGCACCTACCTGGACAGTCACGGTCGAACCCGGGGTAACCGAAAATGTTCCATACGCGAGACCTCCTCCACCACCACCAGCTCCAGAGTATTGACTGGCACCTGAACACCCCGTACTACCTCCTCCACCACCAACAACGACACAACTTAGAGATGTTACACCCGTGGGTACAGTGAAAGTTCCTGAGCTAGTATATACAATCTGTCCCAGGGCCGCTGGTGCCTTATTTGAATTTATACTTGCATTTAACGTATCGTATTGGGTCTTATAATATTGCGGTGTAATTCCTAACGTTTTGTTTTTGTTTGGGTCGGTATTCTCAGTAGTAATATCCGCATATTCTGTTTCGAGGTACTCCGGGAAATTTGTGTTCAGTTCACTTATCGTTGATTTCTTAGGCCATTGTGTTTTTATAAGGTAATTGTTTTCTTTCATATTCGAAGGACAAGCTTCACCTTTACCGGACGCATCTCTGCGTATGTGTCCCCAATATTGACAATTGTGTATATCATCGTCTCCACAATCAAACACGTTATATCCAATTCTTTTTTTTCCGTCATCATCTTCCTTAACATTGGTCCAATACGATTCACAATCTTTAGAGTATCTAAACTCGAATATCGTACTAGATGTATCACTAATATCATTTGGTTCAGCGACTTTTAGTTCACCCTCCCCAGATATATACATGTAATATTTAGTACCACTTGTAGTATTATATGCGAATTGTCTATATTTGACCTCATCTGTATCCGTAAATCCCAACGGTTTTTCTAAATAAAATTTTTGTGGATTTGATTCTTTAGTCGTTAGAATAATTTTATTAGACGAAGTCAAACCAAAGTACTTATAAGAAGTTCCGGATTCTGGAAAATTTGGTAAAAAGTAGTTAGATGCATCATATATTCTTTCAAACCCGATTACGTTCATAAAGCATGCTTGTCGTGCATATCCATTAGTATTATTTATATCACACGTTTTATTATTAATAAAATTGTATATATTTTTTATACGACCCTTTGGATACACGTAAATTTTAGTACCCTCCGTACCAAGTATTTCATCAATTGTATTTATAGAATCTGCAAAATTTCTATTTGTATATTCTATATCTGATAACGTAGCACTAAAATCATTTATATCAAACGTAACATTTGTAGTTATAACTATATTATTATCACTTTTTTGATTATAGTATACTGTAAGTTTATTATTGCCAAATATTTTCTGGTCGAATTCCTTATTTTCTATAAACGAAATGTTTACGGGTGTAAAATTTTTACGATTTGCAACATCTGTATTTTCAATCTTGTGTAACTCGCCCCAATAAGAATTTTCTAAAACGAGTATCCATTTATTTACAGATTCTTCAACTCCACTTTTATTCCCCCACGAAATATTAAGTTTATCAATCGTATACGTTTCACTCTTATTCAAAGAACGTATACTATATATCAAAAATATGATAAATAGAATGATAATAACAACCTGTATCATTTTATATACCACGAGATTTAATTTTAATTTTAATTTATTCTACTTTTATGTCGGCAACTTCTGGACCAATTTGTCCAGATGAAGAAGCTTTAGATCTACTCATAAGTACGTAGACGAAGATCGCCATAAAGACGGCGACGACTGATAACATTCCAATTCCTTGGTAATCCATTTTTTATATAGTATACTATTATATAAAAAATGCGACCATTTACCACCGTCCTGATGGAAGCTCTCTTCATTGGTCTCATGTTACAAGTTTTGGTCCTGGGTATTACAAAATATATCTATAAAGGTACAGGTGTTTTAATTATTTCAGGGGCGTTAGTACATTTACTCTTTGAATATTCGCCTTTCGGTAACATTAACGAAAAATGGTGTAAAATGATATTTAATTAAAAGTTTATAAGTTCATCTATTATAGCTGTTTTATCGTATTCGAGTTCCTTTAACGTCTCGGATAATTCTTCGTGTTGTCTATCTATATCGTCGTTATAGTCTTCCAGGTAATCCTTGAAGAACATACGTACATTACCAACATCGTGTCCTGAATCTAAAAGTGAACCAACCGTATATCGAGGTAATCGAATACCGAGTTCCCGTGCGCGTCGTTTCACAGCTTCTTGGCGAACAAAGTTCGTCACGTTTCGTCTATGTTTTAGTTTTTCCATTTTTTTAAACGTCTCGTGGATTAGTCTATTTACTTCCATAAGTTCATCTTCGAGTTCGTAATCGCGTAAAGGTTCCGGGACAGGTGGTGGTGTTTGTATCTCTGGTAAGTCGGGGTGTACATAATCCCCACGTCTTGATTGTGGAGGTGTTACCGTATCGTATATCGTAAGATCGTCAAGATTATCCCCAAATGGTGGGAGACGGGGCATCGGGGAAAAGGGTATGGGTATATCAACACGTCGAATTCTAAATTCTTCTTCTTCATCGCTTTCAGAATCCGTTTCGTATTTTATATAATCGTGAATCTTTTTGATCGAATCACACATTTTAAGATAATCGCCTTCAGAAATTATCTTAGAATTGAGGTCGAGCGTTTGCATTAACGATGTAAGAGCGTCCATTTTTAATATATTAATTTTTTATTTTGTTTCATTACAACTTAGGTTTGTTATTTTTCTTAAAAGTAAAAGGGCTTCTACAGCTTCACCAATTTCACGGTGTTTTACACAAAACCCGTTTTTTCCTTGGCGACAAAGACAGTTTTCGTATACACAGTTTGGACGCATTTTTGAATGTGTAATGGTATATTCGTTTAAACTTAGGTTCTTATTTCACCTTCTTCAAGTTCAGATTCAGATTCCGAATTGTATTCACTCTCATTATCCAAATCGTCAATATTTTCTGGTAAATGATCGTATAATCGATCGTGGTCGATTTGGTACGTAATTTCATAATCGTCCAGGAAATCGCGTAAGGAAATCCTATCGTTAACACCGTATTGTTCGTCTAAATACGATTTCCAAAACAAAAGGTTCTTTTTAGTGATTTTACTCGGGAAAAGTTCGACGGTAAATTCTTCGTCACCTTTACACCCACACTGTTTAAGAATCTCTTTTTCACTTTCGAGGTACATATCAAAAAAGTGTTCTAAAACACCAATATCCTTAGGTTCGTAATAAAATTCAATAAATTGGGCTTGACCGTACGATGTTTCCAATTTTCTATTAGAAATACCAATATAGGCAATATACTTATACGTACTTTTAGGAATAAGGTGTGCGGGGTACCCAAAATCGGCGCGTAAACCGTATACTTTACATTTTTCACCGGCTAATTCAGAGAAGAGTTCGTTAACGTCGAAAAGTTCGACAATCGTGGTACAGTTTTTAAGGAGTTCGTAAGTAAGGCTCATCGTATTATATTACACATTAGTTGCTAAGTTTTAAGTCCATGTTTTCGGGGAACGAGTTATAAAGTTCCGTCCAGTCAACACTTCCGTGAAGGTTATTTTTTTCAACAAATTGTAGAAGGGTTTTTTGACAATTAAATTCTTTTTTAAAGTAATTCATCCAGAACTCGACCCATTCTTCTGGGACGTGTCGTGGAGCAATCATAGTACCCAATTTATCTTTTGACAACATCCGTAACGATGGTTCAATAATACCCATTCGACTACCATCTTCGTATTTCTCTTCATACATAAAGTCCACTAAGTGAAGTTTATCGTTGAATGCAGATATACCAATATACGCAATATGATCAAGTTCTTTGGGGTTACACTCAATTGGAAAATTGTGTTTCGGTTTAACACCGTATACTTGAGAAGGTGTACCAGTTGAAAATTGATCGGTTCGAAAACTCGAAAGAACACCGTCAAGTTTGTCAAGTCTTTCGAGACTGACAGATTGTTTTGTAAGTTCGTAAATGAGAGAAGACATTTTTTTATTATACTTATTATATCTGGTCTATATCACTTAGGTCTTCACTGTACATCAATATTTCTTCGGCCACGATTTGATAAAATGCCATTTTATACGCTAAAAACCCAAATAAAGTTGCCCCCATATTAAAATCAAATGGTAAATCATTAGAATTCCATACAGATTCGGCTAATGCGAGACACGTCGGTAAGAGTAATCGTTTATTCAAACCAGGTATTTTTTCTATATTATCGACATACGAAGAAAGTGAATCGACATACATATAAGACGCGATTGTTCCCAAACTTGCAGAAATACCGTCAATGGGTGTATGAAAAATAAAATGGTATGTCGAAACAGCAACACCGTATTGTAAAGTTGACTTTTTAATTTTATCTTTTATTTTTTCATATTCCGCTATACCTTCTTTACGTTTAGTGGGGCACGATATTCTAATGGTTTTAGTGTAGGGATTTATTATACTCAACATTACAATTTATTTATTTATTATATATCTATACCTTTAATAATATAGTTTTCATCTTGAAAATATTTTTTCTTAAAATGACGTTCTTTTACTTTAAAATTATTACACCTTTGTTCAACTTCGTGTATATTAATTTGAATAGTGGTTAAATCTATTTTATTTGTAGATGATTTTCTCCATTTATCACCGAAGATTGTAGAATATTGTAGTTCACGTCTTTGATACGTAAGATCCTCAAGTAGAAGTTTATAAAGTATGAGTGAATATGAATCGTATTCACTACGTTCATAATCATCAAAATAAAGCTGTTCACGTGCCATTGTATTCATACGTTCACGAAGTAGGTTCTCCCCACTTTTCTCTCCATCGGCTAACCAACGTTTCGAGTCTCTCCTTTGAGAATCGTGAATTTCGGGAGGTTCGTCGAGGGGCTCCCGGGCACACGAGATCACGTGATTCGCACGCATTAAGTTTTTCCCATATGAGTCTTTGCATGTCACCCGGGAGTTCGTTTGTCGCTTGACAAAACGAGAGTTTATAGTCGTATGTGTGTAAGGCAATGTAGTCGTCCATTTCATTTTTTTATACATTTTATTAGAAGTATGTAAACTTAGGTTTCTTAGGAACCTCTAAAATGATTATCTCATTCGCTTCATTTTTAGATATGATATAGTCATTTTCACACATTTTTATAGATGGAGGTTTTTGTGTTTTTATTTCGGGTTTTGGTCGAGATGATAACAAATTACACACACTCGAATAAAATGAAAACATTACTGTTATTATTTATGTTTATTTTTTTATATACTAAATACAAGATGGTTTCACTCCAGGACTTACCTAAAAAGGTTCAGTATATAATTATAGATTCTGATTTTGTAAATGGTTCTAATAACACATTCAGTATAGATCTTACACTTGAATCAAATTTACACATGGAAGAAATTTCACAAGTATGTGGTCTAAAACCAGTTGAATTTTATGTAACACAAATAGGTGAAAATGATCTAGGAACAACAAACGTCGCAAAATATGTAGATATAGTATGTGACGATATACCAAAAAGGGGTCAAATATTAAATGAACGTAATGGCCAGATTCTCGCTCGTATAGCTTTAGAAAGAAATTTTACTGGAAGTAACGACTTTATAATGCGCGATAAACAGTGGAAAGCGTTCCCAAGACAGACAAACTTATTTAACCCTATATCTTTACAGAAACTTCATTTTGAAATAAATGAATTACAGGGTGACAGTGATTATAAAACATTACAACCAGATGCATCTTGGTACATGATTCTCGAAGTTACAACTATAGACGTTAAGGAAAAACCCGTGAACCGCGAAGTTCAAATGCTTGAGGCGTTACATAAACTTATCGGGAAGATAGAGGATCTTAACGTAAACGTTAAAAAACTTCCAGATAAGGAGGATATTGAAAAAATAGAGAAGGAAAAAAAGAAAAAGTACCCTTTGCGTTACTTGATACTCTTCATAACGATGGTAATAGGTGGATTTGTATTTGTAAAAAATAAATTTACTCCTCCTATTCCACAACCTTCTTTTTAACGACACGTTTAACAGCCTTTTTCTTTGGTGTTTCTGGAGCTGGAGCTGGTGCAGCTGGAGCTGGTGGCGCTGGAGCTGGAGCCTTTACTGGGGCAGCAGCCTTTACTGGAGCTGGTGCAGCGACCTTTACTGGAGCTGGGGTTGGAGCTGGTGGTTCGATTACATCAACTATTTGTCTAAGGATACCGTAGACGGTTTCTTTGTGAATTTTTGGTCGCTCGAGTGCGTTATCAATTTGTTTTCGGATAGAGTCCATCGTGTAATATATATAAAAGAAATATTATCTTTATACTAAATGTTATTCATTGGCCCAACTCCCCTGAGCGGTATAGGTCAACACTGCAAAAAATATATGAACGTTTTTCCTGGAAGTAAATATATAGAAATTCAAAATGATATACCCAATTGTGAAAATGCGTTTATATTTGCTTTACCTGTAAAACACTGGCTCGATAAAATTCCAGAAATAAAAAGAAAAATTAAACACGTGACGTGTATGACCGTATGTGAAACAGAAACAGTACACGAAGATTATGGTAAACTTTTTGACTTATTCGATAGAATTGCTGTACCAAGTGAATTCTGTAGAAAAGTTTTTAAGAAACAGTTTCCTGATAAAGATTTTTTCGTTATACACGCACATATACCAGATAAGAGACCGTATACGTTTTACCATATAGGTAACGTTCACGATCCACGTAAAAATTTTAATAAAATTATAGAAACATTCGTACGTATGAATAAACCAGATTCACGTTTATTGGTAAAAGCAACGTGTAATCAACCCGTCGAAGCGCGAATACCTAATGTTACATTTATAAACGGGCTTGTATCAGACGAAGAAATGGAAAAGATACATGCTCTGAGTGATTGTTATGTAAGTTTTTCGTCTTCAGAAGGTGTTGGTATGGGTGCAGTCGAAGCAGCTTTACGAAACAAACCTGTTATTATAACGGATTATGGTGGTGCACCTGAATATATCAAAACACCATACTTAATCGAGTGTGGTCTTCAATATTTGGTAAAAGATGATTTTCTGTTTAAAGCTGGTATGGAATGGGGGAAACCAAATGAAAAACAATTACGTGATTTTATGGAAGATGCATATACCAAGAAAGTAAGGTATATGGAACATCCGAGGACTCATATGTTAACATGTAAAGAAAATGTATTACAGGAATTCATCACCAATGTAATTAGTAAGGAAAGTGATGACACCGGTGAGGATGGCACCCGACATGAGTGAGCCTCTCTGGGCAATGAGCATGGCGACGATATCGTCTATAAATTTAATATTGGTTGGTTTCTTAAGAAGTTCTGGTACGATTTTTGAAATTGCAAGATAAAGTGCCATGGCTATTATGACAGGTCTGAGTGTTTCTTGATCTAACATTTTTTATAATAAGGAAACATTTATTTTTGGTATAGTTGCTAATACGTGATCATCTATTCTATGTTTTTTACAGTAGTCCCCACACACAGCTTTGAATGTACATTTTTTTCCTGATAATGTAAATGCTTTACATATATTACGGAAATCAGAAGCGTCCTGTTTAGGAGCAGAATCTAGGACCTGTATCGGTTTTGTTTTTTGACATTCCAGTTTCTTTTTTCTCATTTTATCGAGGATTATTGCCATTTCCTCTGGTGTTTTTTTGCTCGTTTTTAAAGTTTTAGATACACGTAAACAGTCATCATAAGTCTGAATATTTGATTGATGTTTTTTAGTGAGTACATTTTTAGTATCACTAAAATTCGTTTGAATCACGGTCGGTAGAAAGTATTGCGACATCTTAATTTTTACTAAAAATAAAATAACTTAGGTTAGTAAAAGATGTGGTTCTTTACAAAACTTAAAAGAACATATAGCTTCACTTTAGGTGAATAATATAAAAGATAAAACCTTTTGTTTTTAAATGTATCTTAAGTGGACAAAGGAGTGTTATTTATGTGAATGTCCATTAGAACCACATATACACACGAATAGTACAGAAGAACGAATACTTCTTCGAGAATATAAGAAAATAAAACCTATTTTTATGGTTAACAATTGTGGATATCTGAAATTTTTTGATATGAATATAAAACGTACCTGTTATGCGTGTTATATAACACCTTACAAAAATATTCAACCCAGGTCACTTAGAAACAGAGAGTGCGGTCGCATAAAAAATATATATCCAAAACCCAAGTCAAAAACAAAAGATGAATTATTACATTGGTTCGAAGGACTAAAAATATACTTAAGTAAAAGACGCAATACAACATAAATGAGTGAAAGTATTCAAAAACTCACACACGTGGAACACATTTTAAAGCGTCCGGATTCGTACGTTGGACCTGTTTCACGTGTAGCGGAACCATATTGGATATATGAAAATGATAAATTTGAAAAGAAAACTATCATGTATTCCCCAGCACTTTTAAAAATATTTGATGAAATTTTAGTAAATGCAATTGACCGAAACTCTATGTACCCCAAAAATGTAACGTCTATGAGTGTTTCTATCGATAAAGTGTCTGGTGAAATAACAATTGAAAATAATGGACCTTTGGGTGGTATCTCCGTTAAAATGCACGAAAAAGAAGGTTTATGGAATCCAGAGTTAACGTTTGGACATTTACTCACGAGTACAAATTATGACGACACACAGAAACGTGTTGTTGGTGGTCGTAATGGATACGGTGCAAAACTTACAAATGTTTATTCGACTAATTTTTCTATAAAAATTAAAGATGGAGAAAACAAGTGTATATACACACAGGAATGGTCAGATAATATGAAAAAGTGTAATACACCCAAAATAAAAAAGTATTCGAGTGCTACATCGAGTGTTTCGATTACTTTTATACCAGATTGGAAACGGTTTGGTATGACAAAAATGGATGATTCTATATATAAAATTTTTGAAAAACGGGTATATGATGCAAACATTTGTACGTCACAAAATTGTAAAGTAAAGTTTCAAGGTGAAGCATTGGCTAAAGCATCATTTAATACGTATGCAAAAATGTATACGAAATCTGATGAAATGTGTACCTTTACGAGTGATAGATGGTCAGTGTGTATTGCACCTTCAGATGATGGTTTCGAACACGTATCGTTTGTGAATGGTATATGTACCACAAAAGGTGGTTCACACGTTGATCACGTATCTGGAATACTCGCAAACGGTGTTATTGAAGATATGGCAAAGAAAATAAAACTTCGACCTCAACAAGTCAAGAATGCGTTTTTTGTTTTCGTAAAAGCAACACTTGTCAATCCAAGTTTTAGTAGTCAGGTTAAATCGGAGTGTACACTCAAACCACAGGACTTTGGGAGTAAGTTTGAACCACCGAAAACGTTTATAAAAAATATTTTGAAAACAAGTGTTCAATCAGAACTCATGGCATTATCGAAGTTTCGTGAAATGAAAGAATTGAAAAAAACGGATGGATCTCGTAAATCAAAAATAACGGGTATTCCAAAACTAGACGATGCGAATAAGGCTGGTACTACACACTCTGGTAAGTGTACTCTTATTATTACTGAAGGTGATTCTGCAAAAACACTTGCAATTGCTGGTCTTTCTGTCGTTGGTCGCGATCATTACGGTGTTTTTCCACTCCGAGGTAAATGTAAGAACGTACGCGACGCGAGTGTAAAACAACTTACCGAAAACAAGGAATTTAATGACCTTAAAAAGATTTTGGGACTTCAACAAGGGAAAGTATATACATCACTCTCTGAACTCAGATACGGAAGACTCATGATCATGACCGATGCAGATAACGATGGAAGTCATATCAAGGGTCTCATTCTTAACATGATTCATTATTTCTGGCCAAGTTTACTTAAACTCAAGTTTGTTGTAAGTATGGTCACACCTATCATAAAAGCGTCTAAGGGTTCAGAAACAAAATCGTTTTATACGGACTCGACGTTTAGGCAATGGTATGGTAATGGTAAAGCTGGGTGGAAAATTAAATATTATAAGGGTCTTGGTACTTCTACGTCTGCAGAAGCCCGTGAATACTTTAAAAAAATAAAAGATCTTACGGTTCAATTTGATACGGATACTTCAATGGATGAATCTATAGTTCTTGCATTTGACAAGACAAAATCAGACTTACGTAAAACGTGGTTACTTGAAAGTACAGAAAAGAAGGCGTCCGAACTCGAAGTACAATATGGAAACGTTGAACGTCTTGGTATTTCTGATTTTATTCATAAAGATCTTGTGAATTTCAGTCTTGCTGATTTGAAAAGGTCAATTGCACACGTTTCAGATGGTTTAAAACCATCACAACGAAAAGTGTTATACGCGTGCTTCACAAAGAATCTTACATCTGAAATGAAGGTTGCGCAATTAGCCGCATACGTTTCGGAAAAAACATCGTATCATCACGGTGAAGTTTCGTTAGCAGATACAATTGTAAAATTAGCACATAATTTTACGGGGTCGAATAATATTAATTTACTTGAACCATGTGGTCAATTTGGTACTCGTCTTATGGGTGGTAAAGATGCGAGTCAAACGAGGTATATATTTACAAAATTGACTAAAAGTGCGAGAATACTTTTTGATCCTAAAGATGATCCAGTATTAAACTATCTCGACGACGACGGTAAACAAATCGAACCAGACTATTATGTTCCTATATTACCAACCGTTTTAGTAAATGGAACTGAAGGTATTGGTACTGGATTTAGTTCATATATACCACCGTTTAATCCTTCGGATATTAAACAAAATATTGAACGTGTAATTAATGGTGAAAACATAGTACCAATGAAACCGTGGTTTGATAAATTCACGGGTCGCGTGTTCAGTAATGAAGATGATTTATGGATAACAGAAGGTGTATGGAAATCTTCGGGTAAAAATATAATAGTGACTGAACTTCCACCGGGGCGTTGGACACAAGACTACAAAGAGTATCTCGATACTCTTATCGAAAAGAAAAAAATTACGAATTACGTGAATAACAGTACGACTGACAATGTTAATTTTAGTATCGAAGGATATACGGGTAACGATATCATAAAAGATTTTAAACTTCGTAAGACATTTCATGTATCGAATATGCACTTATTTCATCCAACAAGGGGTATTCATAAATACGAAAGTCCAGAAGAAATTCTTACCGATTTTGTTAAAATACGATCAGAAACATATAAAAAAAGAAAAGCACATCTTATACGTGTCTTAAAAGAAAAATCTAAAAAACTTGAAAATATGTCGAAATTTATTGATATGGTTATTCATGAAAAAATTATTGTTTTCAAACGTAAACGTTTGGATCTCGAACACGAAATGGGAAAAATATTTGATAAAATAGATAATTCATATGAATATCTCTTGAATATTAAAACGTATCAGTATACAAGCGAAGCTGTACAAAACATCAGGGAAGAAACAACAAAATCAAGAATAGAGCTTGACACATTACAACAAATGTCACATATCGATATGTGGAAAAGGGATTTAAAAATATATAAACAATAAGTAGTAAGTATGTGTGATACATCTGGACCAAATACAGGTTCTATACTATCACTTAATGCAATTGGTAAACAAGATACGTATCTTTTGGAAGATGATCCTATTCATTCATTCTTTAAGTATGAAAATAAACAACACGCTAATTTTACAAAATTTCATAAAAGTTTAAATATTAATAAACCAAGTAGTTCTTCAACATCTTGGCCTTTTGGTGAAACTATAAAGGTCATGTATAACCCGAGAAATATGGGAGATCTTTTAGCAAATATGTACGTAACATTTGAATTACCAGCTTTAACGGGTTCCGATAGTTATTACGCAGATCAAATTGGAAGACATATTTTTAAATCTGTAACCATGCGTGTCGATGAAACGGTTGTTGAAAAGTTTCATGGTGATTGGGGAATTATATACGATGAATTATACCTCGATGAATCAGAAAAAAGAACAAAGAGGTACACGTTAAATAGAAATAATGCAGAAGATACATCTTTATTATCTGGTAACCAAATATTAGTTCAAAATAAATCACGTGTTTATATTCCTATACCTTTACTCTTTTCCCGTAAGTATGAAAGTGATGAATATGAAACAAATAAACCAAATCGTCCGTATTTTCCAACTTGCGCTATACATAAACAAAAACTTCAATTTGAGTTTGAATTTCATAAACAATCTTTTTTTACAAATGAAACAAATACCTTGACTATAAATAGTTTTGATATTGTTACCGAAGAAATAGCACTCGAACCAATTGAACGTACTTATATAACAAATAAAAGACATGTTCTCGTTACCGATAGTGTTAAAAAACACCCCAATTTGGACATACCAGTGGGTGTACAAAACGCAAAACTTGAACTTGTTCCAAAAACACCGGTAAAAACACTTAATTGGTTTTTCAGACAAAACGCGTTTGAGAACGAAAATACATATGAAGGTGGTACAACTTTACTTGCAAACGTATTTGCAAATAGGTATAATTTCTCTTCAAATGTAGAATATTCCGTAAATAACGAATTTTACAATCCACCTATGTCAAGTGCAAAAATATTTGTAAATGGTGAAGATATACCAAATGTTAAAGATAGTGATCATAAATATTTTAAATATGTTGTTCCATTTTCTAGTCGTTTATCACGGCCTTTGCGAAACATTTATACATATACATTCTCGATGAATCCTATTAATGTGGAACCATCGGGAATGTTGGATTTTAGTCGGTTACAATCAAACAGAACTGTTTTAGATGTAAATATGAAAGTCGGTCTTTCAAGTGATTATACACTACACTTATATTATGTAGGATATCAGACATTCATTTTTGAAAACGGTATCATGACACTTGTTTAGAAAAAAGATCATTTTTATGATCGTGTATATACTCGATTATGTTATTTTTTATACACCATCTTATGAAATTCAGCTGTGCAACAGTCGTATGTATTTCATTGGATGTACCCGGTACAGTATATGATATTTTAGATGAACGACAAAACGGATCAAAAAGTTTTTTACTATACCCGTCTAAACTCGATTTATATGCACAGTGTACACTAAATATTTTACCGTCAGTCGTTTTATATGATAAATTGTTTTTCTTTGAATAATTTGTTATAAACCATTCGAGATTTCTTAAAGAAATACCACCCGTTTTATTTAAAATATCTAAAAGTGTAGCTCTATTCTCGGGTATATTATAAAAAGTATCAATCGATGTTAGTAGAATAGCTGATTTATTCATTATTACATTATTCCACGCAATTCTCTAAATCCCTTTCTTGACACTTCACACGCCGGACACCCAGGTTTAAATATACATTCTGATAAACTATGTGTATGTCGTATACCATCACTGTTTTTAGGACTCATTTCTATAGGTCCCATAAGTTGTGGTTGATCTATATGACTTCCACACATTCCGTTATCTTTGGACCTTGCAAGACACGGTGTACCATCCTTTTTGAAACCTTTACAAAATTTAGATGAATCTGGGATAAACTGACATAATAATTTTGAATTCATATATAATTCTTTAGAAAGTATCATACACATCTCTACACGTGCTACGTGACGTTCTTCATCAAGACGTTTATTTATAATAGGTAATAGATCATCTACAAGTTCGTGTTTCCTTTGTTTTCGAGATACCATTACTATATATATCACGTTATTTTTTAAGTGATTTGAACATGTCACTTATTTTCGGTTGCCCTTCAATTTCAGCCTCTAGTTTTTTCTTTGGGCGTCGTTTTGGTTTCACACGCGTTAGAAGTTCACCAAATATATCTTCTTTAGGATCTTCAAAGAGTGGTTCAATTAAATCACACACGGGGTTTAGAAACTTGTTTATAAAATAATAATTATAATCAACTTTTAAATTATTATCTTTTGCATATTTTGGATCTTCCGACTTTTCAAATGCCTTTGCTTTAGGATCACCTGTATCAATGAGAATATAAGGTACACGGTCACCCGATTGTGGTTCAGAACCTGGTTGTCTTTCACGCATTTTTCGTACAACTTGAACATGAGCTTGATTAATATCCTTAATATCGGGACTATTAATAGAAACCGAAAACCCTTTTGATTTATACGAATCCGATAAACCCTGACTCAGAATTAGTTTTTCATTAGGTACATCACCTTCAATAAGTTCAATAGCTCTTTGTAAAGCGAGTTCTTTTGGTGGACCGGTATCACTACTTTCTAAAACAACATCAAGGAGTTCTTTACACACTTCACGCATGTGAGGTGTATTGTCCCTTCGTACTAATTGAAGTCCTTTGACGTCTATATAATCCATGTTCATATTACCATCTTTACCTTTTGTCCAAAGTTTTGCCGCATACCGTTTCTTTGAATATAAGAAATACGGACAATATACCTTTTCAAGTTCAAGGTTATTCGGTGCTTTGAAGAGTTTAGTACACTCTTCCGCAGCGCGTTCACCTATTTCCCAACTATATTCAATTGCTTCCTTTCCTGTACGATTTCCTACATCAAATTCGACCATAACTGAATCCGTGTCACCATACCTTACCTTTGATCCCGGGAAATTCTTTTCAACATATGCTTTTGTCTCGTCAATCATACTCCTACCTTTTAGAGTTACCGTTGAAGCGATTTGTACACAGGGTAACATACCCTTTGCCGCACCTGTAAATCCATATACAGAGTTCATCGACACTTTATACGCCAATTGTTTACCATTATACATTTCTTTTAGGGCACCAGTCGATTGCGCCATGTCCTTTTTAGCTTGTTTACGAAACTGTTTTAGTTCTAGAAGAATACTTGGTAAAAGACTAGGGACATCTTGTGCAAACTTATAAAACCCAAACGTTTCGTATGTTACACCAGGTATATTTTCATATTTAGAATCCATAACCATCGATGAATAACATAAATTATGTGCCATCATAATTGATGGATACAGACCTTCGAAATCTAGCGCTGTTATTGGTGTGTAATAGGCACCTTTCTGTGCCTCTAGAACGGTTGCACCTTCGTATCCTTCCGCAGAATATTGTCCCCATGATATAGTTGGAACCATAAACCCCATTTCACGAGCTTTTTTTGTTAACAAACTAAACACTTTGATTTGTTGTCCTCTTTCTACTAAATAACAGAGGGGAACCCACGTCGCTTTAGCCATCTCTAATAAATTAACAAGTATAGATAATTTTGATAACAAACGATGAGGTAAAAGTGTATCCTTAATACAATATTCGGCGACTTCACGTAACTTTACGGGATCTTCTTCAACAAAACGCGCAAACATTTCTTTCGGTGGCATATCAATTTTATTATCACCGAGGTACAGTTTCGAAACGTTATCGAGTTTGTATGAATCAAGTTTATATCCCTTTTTAACTTCATGAAATAGATCGAAAATAAACCGTCCAGGCATCGGTAAAATCTTGAGATCATTGTCACCAAGTGCACTCGAAGACAACTTCTTATACACAAGTTCACATGAATGATTTTTCATTTTACTCATTTCATAGAATGTCTGATCACACCCCGTCATGACCGCACGTTTCATTATATATTCTAAATCAAAGCCGAATATGTTCCATCCTGTTATGATATCAATGTCTTTTTCCATAAGGTACTCCTTGAATGCCATAAGCATTTCACGTTCAGTCTCGTAACTCTTAATTATACACCCGTCTAATTCTGAATCTGTTTTTTTATAACAAAAACATATTTTATCGTACGGTACGTCAGAACCAAAGTGTGTAAGTGATACGGCAATCTGGAAACATGCATCACCTTTTACGTCTGCATCAGGAAACTTACCTGTTGAACTATTACATTCAATATCTACGGACGCGACTACAAAAGGTGCAGTCTCTGGAATATCAACTGGTTTAAGTGTTTTCCAATCGTTACAGAACAGATCTATATTAACCCGTGCTAAGTGTGAACGTACACATGCGTCCCCGGAATCCATCCATCCAGTGGATTGAATATTAGTTCGGTGCATCAACCTCAGAACAGGATCTAGGTTTGATTCGTATACTTTATATTTCACAGCTTCATCGGGTAATGTACGTTTTAATCGCCCATTTACCATACGTCGTGCCGCAAGGTTCTTAAAGTTTAATTGCATAAAAATAAATTTTTCGTTATTTTGAAAACCCCAGACATCTTTAGATTGAACGATATCGTAACTTACCAAACATTCAGGGCATACTTTATCAATCTTTGTATATAAATTGCGAATATCCATTTGTGATGTTTTCTTCGGGAGTTTCACGAAGAAGTATGGTGTAAAACTGGTCGTAACACATACAGACTTACCTTCGTTCGTTTTACCAAAAATACTAATCAAGTGTTCGTCCTCCGTGTCTTGTGTTTCCCAGGTCAATACTTGGAACACGACCATTTTTATCTTATTACGTTAACGCCCGATTTTTTTAATATAGTATAGTAGTAAATATGTCAGCTGCTTTGATTGATCTCGTCTCAGTCGGTGCCCAGGACGTCTATATCACAGGCGATCCTCAAGTCTCTTTTTTTAGACAAAACTATAAACGTCACACAAACTTTTCGATAAAACCAGAACGTATGGATTATATCGGAGTGTTTGGATCGGGGAACGAAGTTTCCATCCCTATCAAATCGAAAGGTGATCTTTTGAGTTACGTGTGGATTGAAAATGCCAATATTAACAATAATAATAGCGATGCCTCTATTTTTAAATCCGCGAATACGACAACACCAGTTGAAACTTCACCAACTGAATTCTCTTTGTGGATTGGTGGTCAAGAAGTGACTAAATTAGATACACTTTTTATTAATACCGTACACAATACTTTGTATAATGAATCTTCGGCGAAAGCGTCGTGTGCCATGACGACCCAAGATACTGGTGATAATGCATCGAATGGGAGTTACATAATCCCATTCTTTTTCAGTGAAGATTGGACGAAATCTTTACCACTCGTCGGTCTTCAATACCACGAAGTTGAAATTAGAATTAAGTGTAGAAATGGTACATTTACTCCAGGTACTAGACCAAAGGTATACGGTTCGTACGTATTTGTCGACACAGACGAACGTGAATTCTTTGCTAACGGTGAACACGAACTTCTCATTACACAAACACAACACCAACCAATGTCTGATTCCGATACGTCGATTGATTTGACCTACTTTAATCACCCAGTAAAGGCCGTTCACATAGCTGCGGGTAACGATTCAGCAGAGGGTGCATCTACATCATATACTTTCACGGATGCGTCTATGTTTATTAACGGTGTCCCACTCTTTGAAAATATGACACACGAATACCATAGAAACGTTGTTCCATCGAGACACTGTTCGGTTCTTAACACTACGGTTGATTCGGAACAAATATATACATGGCCATTCTGTCTTACCATGAACAAGTCCCAACCAACGGGTACCTTGAACTTTTCGCGAATCGATAACGCGAAGATAAATATTAATTACACTGGTTCTACTACAAATGCAAAAATTGATATGATTCGCGCGTATGCGGTCAACTATAACATTCTCAGGATTAAGAATGGTATGGGTGGTATCGCATTTGGTAACTAAATTAGTTCTTACCCGAAGATCCAAAACCTCGTTCGCCACGTTTTGTTTCTTTTAATTCATCAACTTCCTCAATAAGTGGTGTTTCACACTTTTCCAAAATGAGTTGGGCGATTCTATCGCCTTGTTTAATTTCGAACGGTTCACTCCCGTGATTAAACAAGATAACCTTCAATTCACCCGTATAGTCCGGATCAATAACACCAGCACCCGTTTGAATACCGTGTTTTACACTTAAACCAGATCTGGGTGCAATACGACCATACACACCATGTGGTATCGTTGCACAAATACCCGTACTTACAATACCACGTTCACATGCATTGATAGTCATGTTTTCCATGCTATATAAATCGTATCCGACAGATCCAGGGGATGCGCGCGTCGGTAAAGTTGCTTCGAGAGTTAATCGTTTAATTCTAAGTGTTTCCATGTTTTTTATTATTCTAAGAGTTGTTTCTTTAAAACCATTTAAAATATAATTGTATTGTAAATGTCAGTAGAAGTAGTAACTTATGCAAATAAATCAGTTGGTATGTTTGAAGAACTTGTAAATAACGATCACGGCGTTAAAGTAAAAGTTCTTGGTATGGGAAATAAATGGAATGGGTACATTGATAAATCTATTGGTCTATTGAAATATATGGAAACAAAAAAGGATAATGATATAATTGTTTTTGTAGATGGGTTTGATACAAAAATAAATAAAGATATTTCAAACGTTAAGAGTCTTTTTGAAAGTTACGAGTGTAAAGTACTCGTATCTAAGGATCCCGAACTTATGAATAAATTTGGTGAAATATTTGTTTTTGGTAGTTGTAATAATAGTAACGTCGCAAATGCTGGTATGTACATGGGTTATGTCAAAAACCTTAAAATCATTTTAAAAGAGTCTATACAAATGAAATGTGTAGATGATCAGGTTAATTTAAATGCTTTATGTAAAAAATACAATTTCATAAAAGTTGATGATAAAGAACTAATTTTTAAAAATTTTAGTCCTTTAGATAAAGAAGAAAGTGTAAATGCAACATTTATTTCTTTTCCAGCTAGTGCAAATGAAAGTAGGTGGTTTAGAATGTTAACAGAATATAACCAATTTTATTACATTTACATTTTGTTAATAAATATCACTTTACTCGCAGTTTTTCCCAAAAAACAAAATTATTTATTGAGTTCTTTATTATTTTTTACTACCTTTTACGTATTTTACGCCGATAAAAGTTGTACAACAGATTAAAATACACAACAAAAACAACACTAAATCTTCGACAGATACTTCATAACTCAATACAGGTATTCGAAACATGCGGTAATCTTTGTAGTGACAAGCGGTTTTTTCACCTCTATTCACTACTTTTTCTGTAATTTTATCATATATTTTGTTACAATATCTATTATACCTATTTGAACTCATTTCACCACTCATTTTATATTCCTCATCTGTCCAAAATGAATTTTTTCTATCTATTTTTTTATTTAGCTTTTTCATTGCTGTTGTTTGTACATCATAATGAAAAGAATGTTTATAGTTTATTATTTTTTCTGCACCGTCTCGTGTAATAAAATATGCAGCGGTCGAACCAGATAATAAATAAGGAATACCACCCTCTTCTGGGCATACACCGTCACAATGTAAACTTAAATAGTCCCAACCTATATTTTCGAGTTTCTTTTCCAAGTGAGCAACGTTAGTAAATAAAGGAAATGCATCATCTTCTAATATAAGAGCAAATTCATTTGTATCGTTCTTTAAAAAATGTTTAAGTGCCTGTATATGACTGTATGTACATCCAATAGCAGATCTAGGCTTTAATAAAGGTGTTGTTCGAACAAAATGTTTTTGTAATTCACTCTTATCAATATCTTCAAATCTATACGCACTGATACGAATTGGATATATCTCAACTTCATTAAGTTTCTTTTTCTGAACATCATACCGTTTTTTCTGTGAATCCAAATTTACAACGTACGTATTAAAGTTCATTTATTTATGTAAATATTATATTTTACACTTAAGAGATGTAAAAATAAGCCATGCAATAATATGATCGACTGAATAATGTTCTCTAGAAGCCACGGAAAACAGGGATGTTAATATTGGCCATACAGGCCATAAAGGTGAACCTACATAATACGATGATATTATATTGACCGTGGCGTGCCCAGAAAACATATAATCGTTACAAAAACCAAATGGTGGTTTTAACTTACACTCTTTTGATGAAGGTAATGTCGTTACATAATTAGATAAAGCTCTAAATGTATACATAAAAATGAACATAGTTAAAAATTTTTCACGTTTTGGTGTTCCCCATGATCCCCATGAAAAAAGAACAGAAAATATAGGAATAATTAATGCATAATCACCCAAATGATCATATTTTTGTAAATTTGGTAATAGTTTAAATCCTAAATCGTATACGGGATCACCTTCTTTCACATTCCTTTTATACGAAGCGGTATATCCGATTAAAACATTCAACAGTAAAGCTAATAAAAATAATATGTATATAAACATTTTTTACTATTTATATATACTGAGAATATATTTATAAGTATAAAAAAATAATACGTATATTTAGAAATGAGTCTTAAGATTATTATGGGTAACATGTTTTCAGGAAAAACGTCCGAACTTATCCGACGTTTAAAACGGTACAAAGTTATAGGTAAACGTATTCTCGTTATAAACTCTAAAAAGGATACGCGCGCATCAGAAGATGTTTTACGTACCCATGATAATGTTCGTTTCGATTGTATAAAAACAAATACTCTCGATGAAGTTGATTTTTCAGATGTCGACGTTATAGCTATGGATGAAGCTCAGTTTTTCACGGATCTTAAAAAGTTTGTGGAAAAGGTTCTCGATTCGGGTAAAACGATTTTACTCGCGGGTCTTGATGGGGATTATAAACAAAGAAAATTTGGTGAACTCATAGACTGTGTACCTCTCGCCGATAAAGTGTTTAAAATATCGGCGATGTGTATGGAGTGTATGGATGGAACACATGGACCTTTTACAAAACGTATCGTACAAAATGATGAACTCGAACTTGTTGGTGATCACGACATGTATAGAGCGGTGTGTCGAAAACACCTTTAGATTAGAAACGATTAATATCTAAAATAAGAACAACACGTTTTTCTTCGCCAGTTTTATCAACGCTATGGTGACGTGCGTGATCAAAAAGAACATCTTCACCAGGTTTATGTTGATGAATATCAAACTCAGTGGTAAGATTACTTGTTCCTTCGAGTGTTAAGTGGTACCGTAACTGTAAATTACTCTCGGCACGGTGTGCTGGTATAGACATTGATCCTTCCATGACCGCAATCATGGCATGATCAACACATGGTACAGTTTTTAAAAATGCGTATAATTTCGGAAAATCGTGTATTTTATAGTAATAATATTTTTGATTATATTCAAACCATGGATCAAGGTCATGGAAATAATACTTTTGTTTATTTTTACATAAGGTATCGTATTCATTTTTTATATCAAAAAAGTGTTTCTGTATCCTCCATAAACCCGTGAAATCGTCTACAGAGTAATGCGGTTTATAAAAAAATAAATCTACGATTGAATTTCGTATACCAACGAGTGGACGTAAAGGTGTTTGGAAATACAATCTATCTATAGGCGATTTAAGGTAATCATTCAATATCAATAGTATTGGTATCATGAAAATCCACATTTTTTTTGTGTATATATAATAAATGCCAGGATATAAAGGAAAAGAATACTACGCACCAGTACAAACACCAGATGTTAACAAATTAGAAAAACGGTTTCTTGGTTTGACCGATATTCAAATCGGATTATTTAGCTTACCTACCATCGTTATTATAGGTTCGGTCGTATTATTCGTTCTTAATAGAAAGTCGAGATATAACCCATTTGTTCTTGTTTCTTTGATTTTAAGTTTAATACATTTTTATCACCACTACAAACTCGCTAAATTAGAAAATAAACAATAATTATATAGTATAAATGTTTATGGTCGAAGAACCGTATGGTATATCACAATTTCAAGCTTGGATAATATCCCTCACACTTGGAATTGTGTTATATAGACGCAAAAAACGCGGTGAAAAATATATTCAGTAATTATATATGCGCGTTCGTTTAAGAAAAAGTCCACGTATTGATAAAAAGTTTAGAGTTACTTTTGAAAATGGAAAAATAGTTGATTTTGGAGCAAGAGGCTACTCAGACTATACAATACACAAAAACCCTTTACGTATGCGTTCATACGTAACACGACACGGTGGATTTGTTCCTCATATGGTACAAAAACAAACCGACCCTAAACTTGTTCATAAAAATATGCTTGATGTAACTCGAAGTGATAAAGAAAACTGGACAAAAACAGGTTTTTTTACCGCAGGATTTTGGTCGAGATGGCTTTTATGGAGTCACCCAGAACTCGAAGGTGCAAAAAAGATTATATCTAAGAAGTTTGATTTATCTTTTCTTTAAGACCACGTCGTTTAAGGTTTGCTTTTAAAGCAGTCATTAAATTTGCGCGTGGATCTCTTCTAGTTGGAACTGGTGGTGCACGTGGCACAGGTGGTGCACGTGGCACAGGTGGTGTACGTGAGACGGGTTGAGAAACTCGACGAACGCGTGGAGCATTTGGTTCTACTGTTCGTAAAAGTGATTTACACGTTCGTATAAGTTTTTTTGAATTTCGAACTTGAATTTCCAAAGCTGGTTGTCGCCGTCTTTGAATTTTCATCTTGAGTTCCTTTTCACTCAGAGGAACGCGTTTCCCTTTTATTTTTTTGGTTACGCGAAGACCGAAACGTTTTGCTTCATTTTTTAATAAATCTATCTTCATTTATAATACATTAGAAAAAATTGTCCGTTCTATACATTTTCGCCTGAAATGAACCCGTTTGTCCTAAAACCGAAACAGATTCATTTCCGTAAAGTTCGCGACATCCAATGTCGTCCATACAATCACGGTTATCAATAGTTACTGGAAGTGGGTACACTTGATCGCCTGGCGTTGTCGTATAATAATGATATTGATCACGTCTTCCCCTAACTTCTTTGCCGTATAAAGGTAATGTTTCTTCATCTGATCCTACAAGAACCCCCATTTGTTGGACGTACCCAGGTTTATACTCTTTAATTGGTGGGTTTCTAAATTCTTTTTCAACTGGTATTTGAACTGGAACCTGAACTGGTACTTCTACAGGTACACGAACCCTCTTTTTAATAACAATTGGGTTACGTATTTGATATACAATTACAGCAATGAGTACCATTAACGCAATAAATAATAGTTTTTGTTGTGTTTTGTTTTTGATCTTCATTTATGTATACCAACATTATTTAACAAACCGTTTCTTAATTTCATTCAGTGGTGTTAAATCAATTCTATTAAGTCTGTACTGAACAAGTAGCCATAGAAAAAATAAAATAGATTTTAAGAAATTGTTTGCCTCAGTGTCGTCCATTTTATATATGGGACCCATAATACGTCCAAAGAATGTTTCGTCTTTACTGTTCCCTGTTACGGCCATTTCCATCTGGGTCAAAGCACATGTATCATCATTGACCGACCAATGAAAAAATATGAATGGAACAAGGAGTGAATAAAATTCGAGGTTTTGTTTATTTTTCATAAATGGTACAACCAACATTGTTATGAAAAAAAGTAAATGAATGAAAAATATAATATTCATCTCTATTAGTATGAACGAAGAAAAGAAACTTCCGAAGATATGGCACCCACAACAGGAGAAAATACTAAAGTCCTGGGGTGAAGCCGCGGCCTGTTATAGGTATATGCATTACCAGGCATACTGTTCATACAAAAAATTGAGTATGAAATTCACTATACCACTCATAATTGTAAGTACAGTTACAGGTACTGCTAACTTTGCACAAGAAACATTCCCACCTTCCGTACAACCTTTTGTACCTTCAGCTATTGGTGGTCTGAACCTAATCACTGCTATTGCAACAACTATTATGCAGTTTCTTAAAATTAACGAACTTATGGAAGGTCATCGTGTTGCGTCTGTACAATACGGTAAAGTTTCGAGAACGATTCGTCTTGAACTTACACTCCCACTTTCGGAAAGAACATTAAACGGTACAAATATGATTGAAAACATGAGAACCGAATATGACCGTTTGATTGAACAATCACCTAATGTACCCAAAAAAATGATAGATGCATTTGAACGTGAATTCCCAGATGATAATGCATTCTTCAAACCAGAAATTATGCATATACAACCCATCACACCGTTTAAAGCCATTCAAGAAAACAAGGTTATGACACAATTAAAAGATGCCGTGGGAGGTGTCGCAAAACGAGAACTTAAACAAGAACTTGACGAAATACGTGGAGTAAAAAAAGCTGTTAAAGCCGATATAGAACGTGTACAGGAACGTAAGAATGAAATATTGGATTTAAAAGATAAAGGACTCGTAAGTCTAAAAGGTGATCTCATGAAAGAATTACGTAGACGTACAGAACTCATGGAAGTTGTTACAGAATCACCGAAAGACGATTCACAAGATACGCCACCATAATAAATAACGTAAAGTTAAAGACTGTAATGCACATCAAATAAGGAAAAAGTTTTCTTTTTAAAGGATCTATCACTCTCATTTGAAGTGTATTATTTTCCATAATAATATCTAACGCCTGAGTAGCGAGATCCACATCTTCAGTATCATTTGACATGAATGCCTTTGTTACAATACATAAACAAAAAAAGGTTGATCGTATTTCGCTCCATGACCGCGAAATAAAAGAAATTACATCTCTATTAGAAAATGGTAAGAATGTGTTTTTATGTGGTGCAGCTGGTGTCGGAAAAACATTCGCTATTAATAAAATTCTAGATGAGACAAATAGTATAGAAATATATGATGAAGTGTTACGTAAAAAAGATATATTCCTGGGTACGATAAAAAATTCAAATATGTATGCCTATATAGACGATTACGAATCCGATACAGCATATAAAAGTATAGTAGAAACCATATGTGAAGGTGGTCGGGTTACAAAAAAACCATTACTCGTGACGTCTAAAAATGTACACATGTTACCCAATTTTAAACTCGTGTTCCTACCGAAACGTAAACCTGAAACTATTCAGTGGTTAAATAAAAATCATCCACGTTCAAAAATAGCCTCTGAAAAGTGTAAAGGAAATATAGGAAACTATTTCAATTACCTTGAATATAGCGACGAAAAGGATATTTTTAAATCATCAAAAGACATTATCGAAGATTTCTTTTGTAAACCGGGTACTGTAGATATAGAAGAAACTATACATGAACATGGACATATTTGGGGAGCCGTACATGAAAATTATCTTGGGTCTAACCCGGAACACCCCGACAAAATCATGAATGCATTAATAAATGCAGATACATTCGATACAGAATTGTATAAAGGTGAATGGGATTTCATGCCTTATTTTGTTTTATACGCCATGAAAATACCAAAAATATATACGGGTAACACCTTAGTTGAACCCGATACAATACGACCAGGGAGTGCGTGGACAAAATACGGGAACCAGAGAATGCGTGAACAGAAGATTCGAAGTATACAGTGTCGTTCCCATACAAAAATGAACCACCATGAATTCATGCTTTTACGCGAGTATGCACAAAAAGGTGACGTCTCGAAGTTTAAAGAGTATAATCTGACACCACAGGATTTTGATGTTATGAACCATCTTGGTTTACAGAACAAACTAAAACAACGGGAGGTTACTAAAATCAAAAAAATGATTAAAGAAAATGGTCTAAATTAACTAAATGAATACGACTACCCCAGCTTCAGAAGAGGAAGAATATAAAGTGTCTCGGGTCGTTGGTAACGAAATTTTCTATTATGGGGAAATTACCGATGTAGATATTCTCGAGTTCATCGAAGATTTTAAGAAACTTGAAATTGATCTTCTTAAAAAGAAGGCAGAACTCATAGGGTATGAACCTATTATGTACCTTCACGTATGTAGTGAAGGTGGCGATTTGTTCGCTGGAATAAGTGCCATGAACATTATCGAAAAATCACGTGTTAAAGTCGTTACTATAGCACAAGGTGTGTGTTGTTCCGCTGCTACGTTTCTCCTTTTGGGTGGTCATGAACGTCGTATAGGTAAGAATGCACACGTTTTGATACACCAAATATCCACGAACGGGTTCTGGGGGAAATATGAGGAACTCAAGGATGAAATGAAATCGTGTGATAAACTCATGGATATGGTTACAAAAACGTATAAGGAAAAAACAACTATACCTCAAAAACAGTTTAAGAAAATTATGAAACGTGATATGTATTTAGATCCACAAGAGTGTATCAAGTATAATGTCGTTCATTCGATTGATTAGATCCCGACTCCTTCATTTTCAGACCCCTCCGGGGTCTGGGTCTGGGGGTCGTATCACCCTTATCTTCAGACCCTCCGGGTCTGGGGGTTTCTGGTGTCCACGTGTCTCTTATACAAACCAATAATGGTCGCTAGTATAAGAAATATGCATAGAGTATTTGCATTTATAGGAATAACCGTGTTTTCTGGAGGCCTAAGTCGTTCCATTCGTTTATAATCTACAACTGGTGGAACGCTACTCATCTATTATAATGGAAACAATTTTTAAAACGGATAAAAACGGCAATCAAAGGTACACGTCAATTAGAGTTCAAAAACTGAAAGACGGTACCGCCAATATTATTAAAGCAACAGGTGTTGTTGATGGTAAAGAATCTATCTCAACAACACACGTTCCGCTCGGGTACGAGAGTGCCCTGAAACGAGCAAAAACTATTTGGAAGAATTTACAAACCCCGGATGTTATGCCTATGTTGGCAAACAAATGGGACGATCGTAAAAAGTATATTTCGGAACCGTTCTACGTTCAGCCGAAACTTGACGGAGTTCGATTACTCGTCTCAAATAAAGGTGGAATTTCACGTACGGGGAAACTCGTTCCGGGAACTGAGTATCTCGGTAAAGGTCTCAAAGACGGTGAGTACCTCGACGGTGAGTGTTATGACCCAAACAAAACGTTCGAGGAAATTACGAGTTTGTTTAAAACCGACCCGAAACAACTCGAGTTTTACGTTTTTGATTATTTCGACGTGAATCGTCCCGAATTACCGTTCGAGGAACGCAAAAAGTATGTCACGGTCGAAACGAAACTTGTTCGTAAGAAAACCTGTTTGAAACAGTTCCATGAAAACTTTGTTTCACAGGGCTATGAAGGGACCATGGTTCGTGAACCTTCGAGTATTTACGAAAACGGGAAACGAAGTAATTACCTGTTAAAGTTTAAGGATTTCATGACGGAAGAGTATGAAGTTGTCGACGCAAAGACGGGACACGGTCGCGACGCGAACGCCGTCGTATGGGTCTGTAAAACAGAAAATGGAAGTACATTCTGTGCTCGACCCGAAGGTACGATCGAACAAAGAGAGTATTTTTATGCACATAAGGAAAAGTATATTGGAAAAATGTTAACCGTAAAGTTCCAAAACTTAACGGAACTTGGGATTCCAAGGTTTCCTATCGGAATAGTATTTAGAGATTATGAGTGAGTATTGTAATAAATGAAAAGAGTTGCTATTGATATCGACGAAGTTCTCGTCTCGTTCGTTAAACCTATGGCAAAGTTCCGTGGATACAAAATGCCTACCGCCCAAAAGTACCCGTACGTGTATAGAGATATGTTTAACATTACCGAACCCCAATCGCGTAACATGGTCCATGATTTTTACGAATCCGAGGCGTTCGCGAAACTTAAACCTATACCAGGTGTGTGTAAACAAATGGGATATTTACGCAAACACGCCGATACTATGTATATCGTCACGGGTCGCCAAAGTTACGCGCGTGATCAGACCGAAAAATGGCTCGAGTATTGGTTCCCCAATACATTCGATGATCTTATCATGACCAATAGTTATACGGATCACGAAATTGAGAAACATGAAATTTGTCGAAGTCTGGCTCTTGACTCGATCATTGATGATAGTTTTGACGTGTGTACCAAGTGTAATCGTATCGGTATCGACGCGTATAACATTGTAGGGTACGGTAAAATACGGTACCCGTGGGCTATACAATCGAATATGCAGAGAGTTTGGGATTAATATCCAAAATACTTAATTTCGCCTATGTTTACAGTGGTTGCCGTACCTGGCGCGAGCTTCGTCATAACTATTCTGAAATATGTATAACTCGTAGATGTTGTGACTGTAATATCAGTGTAGTTTCCAAGTGTGTACGTTTTACCGGTAAATGTACCTATATTTGACCATGTCGAACCATTGTTACTTCCTAAAATTCTACCTTCACCGGGAACCCTTTCTGTACCATCGGGTGAGAGTGTCCGTGGTGCAATTTGTATTTTAGTTATAGTTATAGCTGTTGGAACCTGTAATTGTATCCATTCACCACCAACTGTTGAACTTCCATCGTATGTTGTCGAAAAACTACCAGTATAATTACGGGTAGACGAAGAATATTCATTCCCATTACCGTGCCAACCTTCATTACCTATTGTTTTATTATGCACTTTCCAAATTTCAAAAGCGGTGGCATGATTAGTCGAACTTGCAGACGTTGTATATCCACCCGAACTATTTCCAGTCATCGCACTCGGTGGGTATTCTGATGATGTTTGTGCAGCATTCGTAAAAATTACAATACCTGAACCGCCATCACCACCACCTGGTGATGCATCACCTGCGTTACCACCACCACCTCCACCTGTGTGCTTCGTCGCATTCGAAGGAGATGTATCTGGTCCATCACCGCCGTCTCCACCTCCACCTGTACCACCTGAACCACCGACTTCACTCGCGCCAGATAACTCGTTAGCACCACCACCGCCACCGGCAAACCAACCTGCTACACCATACGCTGTTCCAAAAACAAGAGAATAATTTACACCTATACCACCTGCACCCGCAATAGAGCTACCACTTGTACTATTCCCACCAACGCCACCGGCGCCACCACCACCGGCCGCTCTTGCATTACCACTGTTTGTCGCACCACCATCATACCCTTGGCGTGGAGGTCCAGCTGTACCACTACCAGGAATGTTGTTTCCTCCAAGCGAACCCGATGCTTGTGCACCAAAACCACCGCCCGAACCACCATTATTTGGTGATCCATTGTTTGGGTGACCACCACCACCACCACCACCAATAGCCGTAGTTAGTCCCGTAAAAGTTGTGTTACTACCATTCGTACCAATTTGATAATTATCTGGATCACCAGCACCACCATTACCAACAACAATCGTTTTCTGTGACGCCGATATACTCGCACTCGAATAGTACACAACACCACCGGCACCACCACCACCACCAGCTCCACCACCACCAGAATCACCACCACCACCTCCACCGGCAACCATTAGAAGTTTACCTGTTAAGGCTGTGGCTGGTGTCCATGTATACGTCGTATTCGTACTTGTTGATGAAGGTGACCCTAACGTACCCCAAGTATACGTTCCATTGGGTGAATTTGAATACACTTTTCCAGCCGTTGTTGCAGCTGATACGGTCAAATACGCACCCGCATAATCACTCGCAGTAAACGTACCGTGGTGAAACGCAACAGTTATAGTTGTGACTGTGGTTGATGGTGGACTTTTTATAATAACTATACCCGAATCGGCTAGTTCTGAAGAACCATAGGAACCACCACCCGTACCTAGTAATCCGTTACCTTTACCGTTTGTAACACTCCCTGCAGGTTGACCCGAATAACTCCCACCACCGAAATATGCTTGACTGCTTACCTGTTCACCATACACGGTACCGTCTAACCACGAAACGTTCGAACCGTCACCACCATTCCTACCTGAACCAGAAGCTGCATCACCACCACCGCCACCAACATATTGTCCACTATTACTACCAGGTCCATTTCCAGAACCGGACGTACCACCGCTACCAACATTACCATCACCACCACCGTTTGCACTTGTACCAAATGCCGACGAATTCGTACCAGACGCATTTGTTCCGCCATTACCAACAATTATCGTATACGTACCCGCCGATATGGTTTGGTTCGTTAAATTCTTAACTTCACCGCCACCACCACCAGAAGGCCAATATACATTGTATTGACCGTCCCCGCCGCCACCACCACCACCGACGATCAAAACGTCTGCGTTTATGGTACTTGTAGGGGTCCATGAATACCCAGTTTGTCCCGATGTACTCGTATCTACGGAATTTAGTGTTCCCCACGTATACGTCGCCGATGTAGTATCGGAATAGACGTGTCCCGCAGTTGCTGCAGCTGAAACCGTTGAATACGCACTCGAATAATCAGTCGAGGTAAACGTACCGTGGTGAAACGCAACAGTTATAGTTGGAGTTGAAGTTGAAACTGTAAGAGCTACAGTCGGTGATATTATCCAATGTACTACATTGTTATTGTTATTATCATATGACCCATCGTAGAATAAATAATAGGATTGGGGACTTTGTTGTGGTATCAATATAGCTGATCCGTTCGACGTTTGTACGTTGTAACGATTAAATCGACCCCCACTAATATTAGAAGCACTAGAAACATCCAAAGTCGATCCCGTGTAATATTTAAATCCTTCGTAATCAGATTCAAAATCCCATGTCGTACCCCCAAGTGTTATATCATCCCACCCAGTATCCGGTACATGTTCTCCGGTTGTTAATTTCCATACCAATCTATAATCACCGTCCGAAGCGGGTGTAAACGTACCCGTATAAGTGTTCCATGTATTATCGTTAGCTGGTCCCCAAGTTTTAAACGGTGTAGCACTTGTTACAGCACCCGTTGTTTCATTATATACATAAGTTTCAACTTGATTACTATCATTCGACACGGACAACGTAGCACCGCCGGGGCAGTATTTAAAAGAAACGGTCGAACCGCTTGCCTCCTCGTACCCCGCCGAGTAATTTGCCCCAATTTCTTGCGCAGATAAACATTTTGTATACATGCGTGCAACAGCAATCTCACCTCTCATTGGATCACCATTCGTCCCGTTACTATACGAATTACCTATACTAAATTCATCCGTACCTCTATTATACGAACCTCCATTTGCATCAGCTTCCTTTACACCATTTATATAAATCTTCTTATTATGCGAATTAGTTCGGTCATACACATAAACCATATGGTACCATGTATCAACTACAAACGTATAGGTAGCATCTACATCAGAAGCATAGAACCCAAATCTAGTTGCAAGTGACGGAGTGGGAAAGATAGTACAGTGTAAACCACTCTGAGTACTTTGTATACCGTGTCCAAACATAGCTTTAGTACCCGACGTCACATTGGAAAATTTTGCCCAACACTCTAACGTCCAATCTTGTTGTAAGTTAACATTACCTATATTTATTCTTTCACCACTACTTTGATTGAATACAAAAGATTTAGGTGACGTTGAATTATACGTTATATTTGTACCTTGTATTTGTCCCGGATTATTTGACGTATTGACTTGGTTCAACCAGTTTCCACTTCCCGAGTAGTTCCATGCTTGATAATTGAAAAAGAGTGAATCAGTTGTTATAGCACTGGCCGAACTACCACCACCACCACCACCACCACCACCACCGGCGCCTCCTGCAAAATACCTCACTTCACTAAGAACTACTGCAGTTTGACCAGTACCACCTTTTGCTTTTACAACTAAGGCTAAGTATGTATAAGAACTCGCCCCCGTTATAGAAACTGTATGTCCATTACCATTGTTATACGTAGTATGTACAGTAGATGACAATAGACTTGTCCAACTGGTATTATTAGTACTTCCCAATATTTCCCACGAATCTGGTGCTTGATTATCATATGTCGTTCTTCCCGTAATGTTAACTGATGTTGGTGCAATTCCAGTCGAAAGTTGGAGTTTTATCCATTCACCGGATACACCACCTAAACTGTTACTTCCCGTATAGGCACCTGAAGTACTATTGTAAACATTTTCATTAGAATGCCAAAAAGTACTATGCCCCGGGGTACTTTTATCAAACGCTCTCCATATTTCACCATAAGAATTACTACTTGCAGTCGTTGTGTACGTTATTCCTGCAATGGTTTCACCCGAATTAGCTGCTGATGATAGTGCAGACGTTGGGTATTCGACAGTAGCACCACCACCACTACTACCACTATCTGTACCTCTAATAATTACAATACCTGAACCACCATTACCAGCTGTGGAATTTTTATTACACCCACCACCGCCACCACCCGTATGTGACGAACCATTTGTACCATTTCCACCGTTCTGGAGTCCACCATTACCACCACCACCTTGACCACCTGTTCCAGCAACAGATCCACCAATACCTGTACCAGCACCACCACCACCCGCGTAATAGACACTGCTTCCAATAATCGAATATTCCTTACCATCACCACCGTCCCCGCCGTTCCCACTTGTGGTATTTCCATCTTGACCGACGCTACCAGCACCGCCACCACCACCACCACCGGCTGATGCACCACCACCTTGACCACCACTGTTACCAAAACCTCCCGATGTGTGGGATGGTTGTGTTGCACTACCACCCAATTGAGAAGTAGCTCCATCTCCACCACCTCCAGAACCACCACTGTTACCTGCAGTACTGACAGCGGCACCACCACCACCACCCAACGCTGTAAAACCTAGTGCCGTCGTGTTTGTACCATTCGTTCCACCATTACCACCCGAGCCACCGTTACCTACAACAATAGTTTGTACACCACTTATAGTCTGACTCTGTTTATACACTAAACCACCCGCACCACCGCCACCACCAGCTGCATAACTATGATTCGTTTTAGACCCACCTCCACCACCGGCAACCATTAAAACGTCTGCTGCGGTTATGCTACCCGTAGGTGTAAATGCATACGTTGTATTCGTACTTGTTGATGAAGGTGTACCTATCGTACCCCAAGTATACGTTCCACCGGATGAATTTGAATACACATATCCAGCAGTTGTTGCAGCTGATACCGTCGAATACGCACCCGAATGATCACTCGCGGTAAACGTACCGTGGTGGAAAACAATAGTCAGACGAGATTTTGTTATGAACCGTCCAAGAGAACCATCGCCGCCACGGTACGACGTTACTGCCTGTTGAGAACCATTTGTACCGTTTAGTCCTGACCCACCACTAACCGTAGCATTTGTAAATGTTGAACTGGTTCTGCTAAATAAAACCATACCACCTGCACCACCCCCTGCACCACCTTGATAATTTCTTACACCGACATTATCAAAACCCGATGTACCGTTAGCATTTATTAATCCGGAACCACCTATACTACCACCTTGTATATATACTGCACCACCACCATGACCACCTCTTTGCAAAGCACCACTTATGTCGTGAAAACCACCTTGTCCACCCGAACCACCCATAGTTAAATAAGTACCTTCCATGCTTCCGAATATTACACCACCAGAAACATTACCACTATTAGTACCAGAACCAAGGCCTTGACTACCAGCGTTTAAGTGACCACCACCACCACCACCACCAGAATTAGCAGATCCACCTGCACCTTTAAGTCCACCTTCTCCAGCACCCCGTTTTACATTATCATACCCGTTACCTTGAAAACCGTCTTGAAATCCACCTGTTGATGTATTATAGTTACTACTTATACCCTGATATCCTTTACCCGAAACATCTATAGTACCATTAATTGTTACAGTACCATCTGCGTAAATAGGAATTATACCACCCTTATATGTACTTTGATCCCAATTAGATGTTGTTATTGTAATACCCGAATTTAAAGTGAAATCCTTACATCTATATGTGTATATCATTTGTGCACCATCTATAAATGTACCTACTATACTTTGGGTAAAAGTAACAGTACTTCCTGAAATTCCCTGAATTTGTTTAAATTCAAATGGACATACAGTAGTTGTATTACTGTTACCAGATGGATAATACGTTTGGTGTATCATTACCCAATCATTTACAAGAAATCCTACTACACTAGATACTGTAACAGAAGATGACGTAAATTGAGTTATTTTTGTACTTGATACGTCTGTCACATTAGCAGTTATAGTTATATCTACACCGACACCACCTATATTACCACTACCACCACCACCACCACCACCACCACTTCCACTTCCAGAGAAGATTACAATACCTGACCCCCCTTGTCCTCCTGTCATATAATTACCACCGCTTGAATGACCAGCACCACCACCTCCACCACCTGTATGTGTTTGTGCGCTAGTAGTAAGATATATAGTTGAATTCGTTAGATGGGAACCATCACCACCACCGCCTATAGACGCAGAACCACCTGTACGCGAACTACCATCTCTAACACCACCACCACCACCAGATGCAAACCAACCGCTATCACCATAGGTTGTTGTAAATTCTGATGAATAGTCTACACCGATACCACCGACACCACCGGTACTTCCACCACTAGTTCCACCTATTCCACCGGCACCACCACCTCCACCGCCATAATCAGCCCCATTGTGTGAGTTACCCCCATTATACCCTTGACGCGGAGGTCCAGCTGTTCCAGAAGCACCCGTAGTACCGGCTTGAGCACCACCACCACCCGAACCACCTGTTTTTGGACCATTTGATGAATTGCTACCATGACCAGAACCTCCACCACCTCCAACAGCCGTAGTAAATCCCGTAAAAGACGTATCTGTACCAGATGAACCCTCTCTTGGAGTATTATTCCAACCCTTTCCACCCACACCGCCATTACCCACAACAATCGTTTGTTGTGACGCCGATATACTCGCACTCGCAGAGTACACAACACCACCAGCACCACCACCACCAGCTATAGTACCACCACCACCACCACCACCAGCAACCATTAGAAGCTTACCTGTTAATGCAGAAGTTGGTGTCCATGTATACGTCGTACTCGTAGTTGATGATGAAATTGTCCCTAACGTACCCCATGTATACGTCGGCGTCGTCGACGTATCGGAATACACGTGTCCCGCCGCCGCAGCCGCCGCAACAGTTGAATACGCACTCGAATAATCAGTCGCGGTAAACGTACCGTGGTGAAACACAACACTTATTGTAGTTGATTCTGGGATTTTTATAAGTACAATACCTGAACCACCAGTACCACCAGAGCCAGATGGTCGACCCCCACCACCACCACCACCACCTGTATGGTTTGTTCCATTTTCAGCATCAACATTAACTTTACCACCAGTACCACCGCCACCAGATCCACCAGTACCATAGGCAGACGATTGGTTCACACCACCACCACCACCGCCAGCAAACCAGGATTCTCCAGATATAACTTCTCCGTAAGTTGCTCCACCAAATACAGTTGCAAAATTGTATAAAGTACCACTGATAGTCACTTCTTTTAAACCAACACCTCCATCCCCGCCGTACTCACTCCCAGAGTTGCCATTACCAAAACCAGAACTACCAGCAGCACCGGCGCCACCACCACCACCAGCGCCATTCCAACCACCACCTGTTCCTGAACCACCACCAGCATTACCATAACCACTACCAGTTTTTACTGATGCACCAGCACTGCCGTTGGAATCTCGTCCTTGACCACCACCTGAACCACCCGATGCACGTGAAGCACCACCACCATTAGCAGTTATACTTAAAAATTCTGTATCATATCCACTACTGGCGGCGTAATACAAATTGTTGTTACCTGCACCACCATTACCAACAACAATCGTTTGTTGTGCCGACGATATAGATTGAGAAGGTAAAAAAACAAGTTCACCGGCACCCCCACCACCACCGTACTGATCCAAACCTGTACCGCCGCCACCCGCAACCATTAACACGCTAGCATCTGTTAATGCAGAAGTAGGTGTCCATGAATACGTCGTATTCGTACTTGATGACCCTGAGACCGCTAACGTACCCCAACTATACGTTCCATTGGGTGAATTTGAATACACGTGTCCAGCACTTGTTGCAGCTGATACCGACGAATACGCACTCGAATAATCACTCGCGTTAAACAAACCGTGGTGAAACGCAAGCATTATACCCGATGAACTACTACCACTACCCCATGAAATTTCAGCAACACCGTGGTTTATTGTACCAGACGTAGATTGTTGACCCGTAGAACCACCACCTCGTAAAACCTTAACGTTTTGGTATTTACAATTATTAACACTATCGGTTCTTTGTGTGGTATCCGCATACGCCGACGTGGAACCGTGTTCATTACCCGATAACACCGTACTCCCGTTTCGACCCGCAAAACCGGAACCACCACCACCGGCGCCATGACTACCACTTTGTCCACCACCACCACCACCACCGTACCAACCACCACCACCACCGGCACCACCCCATCCAGTTGATTGATATGAACCCGTACCACCTTCGTACTGTACACCCGCTTGACCACTATTATTAGACCCTACACCACCAGAACCACCGGTAGTTTGTGTACCACCACCACCGTTTGGATTACTACCACCCAGTGCTATTAAACCACCACCGTTTATACCGGGGTTATTAGCAAGACTCCAACCACTACCACTACCACCCCCGGCAGTTGCTAGTTCCTTCATAGTATTAACAGTAGTAGTTTGTTTATTAGAAAAGGCGACTGTACTCCAATCATATGACATTGAACCAGTTGATATACGCCACCGTGCTTTCATGTCATCTCCACCGCCTTGTTCACCGAATGTCATACGAAAATCATAATATACGCCACCAGTTAAACTTACACCACCACTTGTTCGTGTTTGCATACCATGTAAACCACCGTTATCAACAGTTTCATTACTGTATGTAGGAGTTAGAGCATTTGTACCAACCCACATGTGACTATTATCATCGGATCTTGTATCAAAATAATACGTACCTGTACTCGGTGCTTTAAAATATCCAGTCCATAAATACGAATACGTTTCATCACCGTTAACTGAAGTTTGTCCACTCGAAGCTGTGTTTATATTTGTAAAATCTGTGACACGACTTCTACCGGATGAAGCATGTGTATAAACAGGTGTTCGTGAACTGAACCATGTTTGTGATCCCGAATACCCGCCGTAATGATAATTATCATTGTAATACCCCCATTCAAACCCCGAACTATATGTAGTCGTAGTACTACTAGATCCTATTCTAACAGCTGTTCGTCCACCACCACGACCACCCGTAGAACCACCATCATTACCCGAACCACCTCCACCACCGTACGTTTTCGCCGTATTTACAGTACTATCACCACCTTGACCAACAATGAGCGTGATTGACGCTGGCAATGGCGTAGGTAATTCTATTTCCGCTTCTGTATAACCACCGCTACCACCTGGGTTGGATGTACCAGTTCCATACCCACCGCCGGCGCCTTTCAATATGACTTTCATGTGGGTTTTACCACTTGGTACACTTATGGTTTGATCGCTACCAGTATATTGATACGTCGTAGAGCTTCCGTAAGTAATCCCACTACCACCACCGCTACTACTACCAATAGTTTTATTCACAAAACTAAGCAAAGCTATTACACCAGACGAAGTTGATGAAGTTCCATCTGTAAAACTTATACTATACAACTCAGACATATTATGAGGCGCTACATCTGAAAGTATAGTGAATAATATATTATATAAATCCGGTGAAGCACCAACCGACATTTATTAATATAGGTACATAAAAGAATTACGCTAAATTATTTTAATAAAATGTCGTTCGGTATCATTGGTGTTTCACCACCGACCCTAAAAATTGCGAACGGGGTTCAAAAAATTAACAAAGTTCACACGTGTAAGCAAAATGTTTCACAAGAACTGAATATGTATAACTCAGAAAACTATATGTGCGTGGCGGACCTTATGGTCAATATGGATCGACCGCGTATTATCGTGACGGCGTGTAAAAACGTAAAAGATGTTAGACCGACCTTAACTCGTATTCTTGAATGGTCTGACCCTGAAGATACGATCATTAATTGTACACACGAACACTATAAACATAGCATGTATTACGAAAACGAGTGTTCAAACAAAAACGTACACTATCTCAGTGCATCCCTTACAAATGATGCGTTTCTCGTTGGAGGACAGGAACGTATTTTCAAATCCCACGAACCTCTTTTCTATTCGTTCGCCAAAAATGTTCAACACGCCGGGGATATGCCGGGATCGGGACATTTCTCGAAAATGGTTCTCGACGGTCTCGAGTGTGCCATGTTTCAAGTCGTCGGTGATGCGTTTGCATACTGTAACGGGAACGTTCCGGTTATGCTTTCACTCATGGATAAGGCTAAGAACATGGACGTTTCGGGACCCGTTATCGATCGGTGTAAAAGCCAACTCTACGTGACTCGAAACTATAGTCAAGTCGCCCAAGTTAAAAATTCAACCGCGTGGTTCATGGAGTATACGTTCAAATCAAGGTTACCGACACCCGTCATACACTCGGCTATTACATCACGTATGACGAGTCAATATGCGAAATTATCCGAAACACATCAATCGTATAATACGTTTTACGATACGAACGTTATTCTCCAAACCATTCGATTCTGTTTTGCAATGGCACTTTACGAAGGTAACCAAATTTCGTACGGGAAAATCATAGACTGGTCTAAAAACTCAAACGTATCGTGTCTCATGTTTGAAAAACACGATCCCTTATACGTGATGGATGCGACCGTCGAGTACGTACGATCGTTTGTCATGCATTGCGTGAACTGTGGGGTACCTATACCCACAGTTCAAGCCGCGTTGAGCCAATATGATTTTATGAAACAAGAACGAACGTCGATGAATTTTATCGCGTCGTTGAGAGACGTTTAATTTTTTAATTTTAATTTTATTTTTATTAAGAATACTAAAATTATTAATAAAAATAAGTACAAAGCAAATGCCTTACCACTTGGCCACACGAGCTCGTTAGAGAAATATGCTCGCGACAGGGTTCGAACCTGCGATCGTTTGCTAAATTTGTAAAAACTCTCTCGACCGGAGTTGAACCGGTGACTTCGCGATTAACAGTCGCACACTCTAACCAACTGAGTTACGAGAGAAAATAGTATAGGGTCGCGCAACCAAGGATCGAACTCGGGACAATTGGAGTTTAGCAACTAAACGAATAGTTATAATAATTCAAAATTACAATCCAATGCTCTACCAACTGAGCTATCGCACGGTGATGCCGACAGGATTTGAACCTGCGCTCTTTCGAACCAGAGCCTTAATCTGGCGCCTTAGACCACTCGGCCACGGCATCGTATACAAAAGCTATTGCTAGGATTTGAACCTAGGTGATTGGATTCAAAGTCCAAGATACTAACCACTATATGACAATAGCTCCCCGTATTTATTTTGTTTGTATTCTTTAAGTAAGAATGTTCATACCGATTTTAATATCGATTATTCTACTGGTACTCGTTACATTTTTTTTACGTCGTTCCCTTCGAAATCTAGAATATAAGTGTTTTCTTTTGACCCTGGAAACATCAGCCAATCGACGTGAAAAGTTTATTAAACATTACAATAAATCCATACCATTAGAAATCATTTACGGAACGGATACCAGGAAACTCGAAAATGCTAAAAAGTACCAGAAAATTATAGATCCTACGTATTACCGTGAAGCCTTAAAACTCCACTATAACGCAAATAAAACGCGTCCCGATATTACGTATTTCAATTTAGGGGCTATTGGGTGTTATATGGGTCACATGGACTTTTATAAAAGGTGTTTCGACAAAAACCTCAAATATGCCGTTATTTTTGAAGATAATGTTGTTATAAAAGATACACGCGTTTACCGAGAAATACAAAGTGTTATCGATAAGAAAGGTGACGATTTCGAAATGTGTTTCTTCCATTGTTTATCGCGGTACCCCGATGAGGAAAAGCTCGATAAAGATGGTCTCGAACGCGTTAAGTGGATTTCGAGTACCAAATGTTACCTCATACACGTAGAAAATATGAAAAAGTACTATAAACACTTTTTTCCTATCGATAACCACATTGACATGAAACACGAAGATATCATTGCGCGGGGGGCACGTGTTTACTATAAAGATCTTCGACATTGTTTACACATTGACCGTACGCATAACAGTACAATCGGTCACAGTAATTGGGGTCGACGTAAGTTCTTTTCAAAACGGTACCCCACTGCAACCACCGACGATCTCGAGTATGGTTGGTAAATATATCAATTCCATGGTATATCTTGTGGGCGAAACCGACACCCATCTTTTAAAAAATCAACAAACTTTTTAAATTCTGGTTCAGTTATATCTGTATTTTCCATCGAATCGAGTACGTTACCAACATATTCGTTATATTTTACATGATTACCTCTATGCGTAACTCTATTCTCACGCAAATTACCAATTTCACGCGGTAACATGATTATATTCTCACTCGCGTGGATATCATACTTAACCTTTTCGATAATTGGGTGACTCTTGAACTCCTTTGGTATGACGTGATGATCTTCGACGTTACGAACATTCCATCTAAGTTTGAATGTTCGTCTGACTAATGACCCGTATCGCATACTATAGTTTTGAAATACTTCTATACCGAGACGCATCAACGAATCTTCTAATTCATCAACTTCTTGCCACGCCGCAAAACACTCTTCTGATGTTCCCGAAACGTGACACTTTTCGTCAGCTTCGTCGAGTGCTTCTGCAAACCTGA